TAAAAACGGTTTTAAGCCTGGCTATCAGATTGGTATTGATAACTTTGACTCTATATTCTCTACTTACACTGGTCAGTTTATTACGGTAACAGGTATACCATCATCGGGTAAGTCAGACTTTGTAGACCAAATGGCTGTAGGTTACAACCTAAATTATGGTTGGAAGACTGCATTTGCATCTCCAGAGAACAAGCCAACATACCTACACGCACACAAACTTATTCGTAAGTTTTGGCAAGGTATGCCAGACAAGTCCGATGTGGGTTCTGCCAAGTGGAATAACATATCGTCTCACATCAACGACAACTTTTTCTTCATTGAGATGGACAGATACTCTTTAGATTCTGTCTTGCGCAAAGGAGCAGAGCTTGTAAAACGCAAAGGTATCAAGTGCCTTGTTATAGACCCTTATAATAAGGTGCGTGATACTGATGCAAAAACTGACGATGTTAATAAATATACTTTAGAGTACTTACAAAAGATTGAAACTTTCTGTAAGAAGTTCGATGTGTTGGTGATAATAGTAGCCCACCCAACTAAGATGTATAAAAATGCTGAAGGCAAGATTGAAGAACCGACAATGTACAACATAAAAGGCGGTGGTGAATGGTATGATGCTTCCTATCACGGTATTCTGGTCCATAGGGACTATGATGCTAAGACAGTGAAGGCCAAGGTGTTAAAGGTTAAGTTCCAAAACCTTGGAGAGAACGGAGCTGAAGCCCACTTCAAATGGGAGCCTAAGTCTGGTAGTTTTATACCGATTGAGTTACCAAATGAAAAAGCACTACCCTGGGAATGAGTTGGAGAAAGAAGTTAAACCCAAACGGAAGACTTGATTGGGGTGAGTATGAGATGACCAAAGAAGACCGAGAGGCTATGTATTGGTGCCACGCAAATGGCATTGTAATACATGAGGAGATTAAAAAAGATGGACCTTGGCATGTCTTTATAAAGAAAGGCAGAAACGTTCATCGCTCTCCCAAAATGTATGGTAGAGATGAGGTCATTGAAAAAGTATTTGAATTTTATAAATTTTATTATAATAAAGAAGTTGGAAAAAAATAAAAAAGACATTACCTTTATCGACCCTATCGTTGAGCAAGTAGCTAGAAAGTTAGCCTTGCGCTCTGTAGTAGGATATGCGAAATACGGTACGACTCTTGACAATAACGACAATCCTTTAGATTACTGGCTTGCAAATCTGCAAGAAGAACTAATGGATGCCGCTAATTATATTGAAAAGACTCGTTCCGTTCTAAAACAAATCGATAATGGCAAAACAAAGAAGGAGTAAAAGAGGGCCTGTACAGGCTAAAAAAATTAAGTATGATGGTATTAATTTTGCGTCGGGCCTTGAGAGATACATGTATATGGCTCTCAAAAAGGCAAAAATCAAAGCACAGTATGAAGGTGAATGTTTCACTCTCCTGGAGGGATTTGAGTTCACTTCACCCGCATACGAACGTCAATCAAACGGAAAAGGAGAATTTGTAAACAGAGGTAATCGAAAGATATTACCAATAAAGTATACACCCGATTTCGTTGGCGAAGGCTTTATCATTGAGTGCAAGGGGAGGGCTAATGAGTCTTTCCCTATGCGATACAAGTTATTTAAAAAGCATGTGCAGACCAATCTAAAAGACGTTGTTCTTTACAAACCACAAAACCAATCCGAATGCGACAAAGTAATACAAATGATTCTGGAGGCAAGAAAAAGTTAGCCAGAGCGCAATACACTAAAAGACAGATAGATAAGTTTATCAAATGGTCTTTGAGACAAAAAGGTTGCTTAAAATATAAAGATTTATTATCTTTGTATGAACAATATGATATTAAAGTATATTAAATGAAAAATTGGGAATTATCATTAGGTTTCTACCACGGAGTATTATTCGGTGTTAGAACCTATTATTCAGAAAGCTACACGACATACGTGTTTTATTTACCGTTTATCGATGTAGCATTAAATATAGACAATTAACCCTTAAAACGTTAACAAATGGGAAAAGTTTCAGACAAGGTATCAGAGTTTAAATCTTGGTACAAATCAAAAACAATTATTGGATTAGTAATCTCTTCTATCTCTGGAGTTGTTTACGCACTAACTAATGGTAGCGTAGATGTAGCTGGAGCAGTAGATGCTACTATGACAGGAGCCGATGAATTAGCTACTGGAGCAGACGAAGTTATTTCGACTGTCATGTTCTTTGTAGGACAAGCTGTGGCTATTTACGGACGACTAAAAGCGAAAGTCGGCTTGAAATAAGCTGATTATCAATTAATTAACACCCGTGTAGCTTCGGTTGCACGGGTATTTTTATCTGCAAAATATGGCACACGACAAATTAAAACATTTTATGATAGGTTATTTTATATCATTATCAATCGCGTTAATCGGTTTTTATGGTATATTTTTAACCTTGTTTATTGCAGTAGCTAAAGAGGTTTACGATAAGTTATCGGGCAAAGGAACGCCAGAAATTTTAGACATTGTTTACACTGTAGCTCCAGCAATAATAAACTACGTAGTTTTTAAGAATTTTTAACAAACAACTTATATGGGATTATTTGACAAAAGGATACCTTACAAGCCATTCGAGTATCCAGATTATTACAATGAAGGATGGCTAAAACAAGCACAGGCATTTTGGCTTCACACAGAAATCCCAATGTCTGGAGATGTTAAAGATTGGAACGAAAAGCTGACAGACTCTGAAAAGAATTTAGTGGGTAACATCTTACTTGGATTTGCTCAAACTGAGTGTGCAGTTTCTGATTACTGGACGCAAAAAGTTGTGTCTTGGTTTCCAAAACATGAAATACAGCAGATGGCTATGATGTTTGGGTCTCAAGAAACTATTCATGCAGTGGCTTATAGCTACCTTAATGAGACTCTTGGGCTTGAAGACTTCGAGGCTTTTTTACATGAACCCGCAACGGCTGACAGGTTTGAAAACCTTGTAAGCTACGATGGTAATGACCCAGTGGGAATAGCTAGATCACTAGCTTTGTTTTCAGCATTTGCTGAGGGCGTGTCGTTGTATTCTGCTTTTGCAGTGCTTTATTCGTTTCAGTTACGCAACTTACTTAAAGGCATCGGGCAACAAATGAAGTGGAGTGTTAGAGATGAGTCTTTACATTCTAAGATGGGTTGTCAGTTGTTTAGACACATGTGTGAAGAAATGCCTGAATTAAAAGACCAAGTTAAGCAAGATGTTTTGGATGCGGCATCTATTATGCTTGACTTAGAAGAACGATACATCGATAAGATGTTTGAACAAGGTGACATTGAGAACCTTAAAGCAGAAGATTTAAAGAATTTTATTAGAAAACGTATCAATGAGAAGATTGCAGAACTTGGTTATGCGGACCATAATAATCAGTTTGCTTATGACAGCACTAGCGCTTCTAATCTTGAATGGTTCTACCACTTAACTGGTGGTGTAACTCATACAGATTTTTTCGCTATTCGCCCAACAGATTACTCAAAAGCAAATGAGAAAGAAGATTTCGAAGATATATGGTAAGAGCAAATTCAGTTAAATTATTAGGACACTACGGCAGTGACGAGGTCATTGCTTGTAGTGCTTGGACATCTACGTCGAGAGAACTAACCGACGAAAAAAGAGCACGTATACCTAAGCTTATCAATACGCTATGGAGAGATGGCCATGAGACGCCATTTGAAAAGGGTATCGTACACTTTCTGGTGGATTGTGATATAGCTAGTCACATACACTTATTAAAGCACCGCATATCGTCTCTAAATGCAGAGTCGGCTAGATACAAAGAACTTAAAGAAGATAAGGTCTATGTGCCTGTTGACTTTCCCGACAAGTGGAAGCGCAAGTTGTTTTTGCATACGCAGACTTCAGACTCGCTATACCACGAATGTTTGGCTGACATACAAGAGGAGCTTGGGAGAAAAAGAGCAAAGGAAGCCGCAAGGTTTTTCAAGACTTATAACTCTCAGATACAAGCAGATGTATCTTTCAATATGAGGAGTTTCCATAACTTCTTAGCCTTGAGAGATAGTGAACACGCTCAACTTGAGATAAGGGATATTGCAAAGCAGATGTTAGAGTTGGTGCAGAATATTGAAGGGAATCCATTCGAGCACACGTTGCTTGCTTGGTTTAGAAAACAAAAAGGATTATGACAGAATGGAACAACAAATGGGTAGTCGGAGTTGATTACCCACAATGGGGAGACACAGAGGTTTACAAGAAGACTATCATTGGTGGTTATCTTCAGCCTTGGGAGTCTCCAAAAGATGCTTATATGAGGGTTGCTTCTACGGTAGCAAAAAGACTTTACAAGCCAGAGTTAGCAGATACGTTCTTTGAGTACATTTGGAACGGCTGGCTTAACTTAGCCTCTCCAGTATTATCGAACACAGGTACAGACAAAGGGTTGCCAATCAGTTGTTTTGGTATCGATGTTGGGGATAGTGTACATGAGATTGGCTCTAAGAATTTAGAGATGATGCTACTAGCTAAACACGGTGGGGGAGTTGGAATTGGTATCAATATGATTCGCCCCGCTGGCTCTAAAATTACAGGAAATGGAACATCTGATGGCGTGGTGCCGTTTTGCAAAATCTACGACTCAACAATTCTCGCGACTAATCAAGGAGCAGTCAGACGAGGAGCTGCATCTGTCAATCTCAACATTGAACACGATGACTTCGAGCATTGGTTGGAAATTAGGGAGCCAAAAGGTGATGTCAACAGACAATCTCTCAATCTTCATCAGTGCGCTGTCGTCGGTGATAAGTTTATGCGAAGACTCGTTGAGGGAGATGAGACAGCAAGACAGAGATGGAGTAAACTACTCCAAAAACGTAAAGCTACTGGAGAGCCTTACATATTATTTAAAGGGAATACAAACAAAGCGAATCCTACAGCTTACAAGGCAAATGGACTTAAAGTTCACATGACTAATATATGTTCAGAGATTACTCTGCATACCGATGAGTCCCATAGTTTTGTATGCTGTCTTTCGTCTGTAAATTTAGCAAAATATCATGAATGGAAGAATACTGACCTTATTTACCACGCCATTTGGTTTTTGGATGGCGTTTTGGAAGAATTTATCCAAAAGGCAAAGGGACTACGCGGATTTGAAAATAGTGTTCGTTCCGCGGAAAAAGGACGTGCTTTGGGCCTTGGAGTGCTCGGATGGCATACGTACCTTCAACAGAATGGTATTCCATTTGAAGGATTACGAGCTCAATTCCAAACACGCAGAATTTTTAGTCAAATCAAGATTGAGTCCGAGAGAGCTTCGAGAGACCTTGCAGACGTATATGGAGAACCCCTCTGGTGCAGAGATACGGGTCTACGACATACACACCTCAGAGCAATAGCCCCAACTGTCTCAAACTCAAAGCTTTCTGGTAACGTTTCCCCTGGTATTGAGCCTTGGGCCGCTAACCTTTTTACAGAGCAATCTGCAAAGGGCACGTTTATTAGAAAGAACGCAGAGCTTGAAAAAGTACTTGATGCTATTGGTATTAACAATGAAGATACTTGGTCGGCTATACTCGCTGACAAGGGGTCTATTCAAGGTATCGATGAACTTGATAAATGGTGTTTTGTTGATGGTCTTCTTAACAGAGCAGATGATATAGGCGATGCTCCTTGCGATAAAGTTAAGGATGTATTCAAGACTTTCAAAGAGATTAACCAACTAGAGCTTGTGAATCAAGCGGGTATACGTCAACAGTATATAGACCAGTCGGTGTCTCTTAACTTAGCCTTCCCCTCAGAGGCTTCTCCTAAGTGGATAAACCAAGTGCATTTAGATGCTTGGAAGAAGGGAATCAAAACTTTATATTACATGAGAACAGAGTCTGTCCTTAGAGGAGATATTGCAGCAAAAGCAATGGACCCAGATTGTGTCTCTTGTGATGGTTAAAAATTATTTATGATTGAACTAAAAAAGTTTTATCTACCTAATTGTAAACCTTGTCAGAATTTACAACCTGTACTAGAAGATACTGTGTCGGATTATCCCGATGCAGTGTCTCTACAGGAGTTAGATGTCGAGAAGGAATACGACGAGGCGATGACGTATTCAGTAAAAACAGTACCCACCGTTGTTTTTGTAAAGGACGGAGAGGAGATCGGAAGAATACGTGGCGTTGGAGCTAAAGAACGCTACACTAAAATTATTGACAAATATTTGTAGTATAATTTTAATACTTCCTTAACATTTATTATTTTTGTATATTATTAACCTTTATAATTTCTCATGAGAAAACTATTTACTTTTTTGTTAGCGGTACTAACAATCGGGCTACATGCCCAAGAAGCAGAGCAAGATTCTATCTTGACTCAGCAATTAGACGAGGTGGTTGTCACATCTCGAGTTATTGATGTTGCTAAAGAGCGTGTTACACCTGTTGCGGTGTCATCTATTTCTGCTAGTGACATATCATTGAAAGTTGGAAACCAAGAGTTTCCAGAAATCATGAACAACACTCCTGGCGTTTACGCTACTAAACAAGGGGGTGGTTATGGAGATTCTCGTATCTCTTTACGTGGATTTGACCAACGTAACACATCATTCCTTATCAATGGGCAACCTGTCAATGATATGGAAAACGGATGGGTGTATTGGTCAAATTGGCAAGGATTAACAGATGTTGCTTCTGGTATTCAAATCCAGAGAGGTCTTGGAGCGTCAAGACTTGCAGTTCCGTCTGTCGGTGGTACAGTCTCTATCTTTACTAAAACCGCTCAACTTAATGAGGGTGGTTCTATCACTCAAATGGTAGGTAATGATGGTTATAGAAAGACTGCGGCTGTCTACAACACAGGGAAGAGCGACAAGGGATTTGCAGCATCTGTCCTTTTATCTAAGTGGCAAGGAGATGGTTACGTTAATTTTACAGGTGGAGAAGGATTAACCTACTTCTTTGCTCTTGGTTATGACCCCGATGACTCCTCTCACGCATTCAACCTATCTGTACTTGGTGCGGGTCAATGGCACCACCAACGTTCAGCTTGGGTATCTATTCGAGACTATCAGAATTTTGGTTCAGAGGGTATCGACAGAAGATGGAACACCAATGGTGGTTACTTGAATGGAGAGGAGTACAATATCAGACGTAACTTCTACAACAAACCACTTGCTACGTTTAACTGGGATTGGGACATTTCTGACAATGTTCAGTTGAACACATCTCTTTACGGTTCCGCTGGTCGTGGTGGTGGAACAGGACCTAGAGGTAATTACTTCCGAAACGACAACATCAACGTTTATCCTTTCAGACAAGACTTAACCGAGCAACTTGCACAGGGTAAAGGTGTTGCAGCAAGGGATTCAAATGGATTCATTAACTTTGACCACATTGTTGGAGTTAACAGAATTACAACTGAGGGATATGATGGTCCTATTAGTGGCTTTGCTGGACAAAAAATCGGTGGTAACACAAATCCAGGCGGTAATGTAAATCGAGCTGTTCTTGTGCGTCGTGCATCAATGAACTCACATGACTGGGTTGGTGCTATTTCCTCTTTAGATATTACTTCTGGCAAAATGAAGTATTCTATTGGAGTTGACTTACGGAATTATAAAGGGTATCACTACCGAGTCTTAAATGACCTTTTAGGACTTGATGGGTATTATTCTGGAGGAAACAAAAACAGCGCAGGACAGATTATTAACACTACTGTTGAGGCTAGTCCATTCAAAAACACAGGGATTAGAGGTCCAAAGATTGACTACTACAACATCGGAAACGTAGGTTGGAGAGGATTAAACGGTATGGCTGAGTATACTGACGATAAGTTCACTGCGGTGTTACAAGTCGGTACATCAACTCAAAGCTATCAGCGTGAGGATTATTTTGACCAACCAGCCAATCCTATCTCTGACAAGAAGAACATTGCTGGTGGTTACTTGAAAGGTGGTTTTAACTACAACTTGAGTGATGTAAGTAATGTTTTTGTTAATGGAGGACTTATTTCACGTCAGCCATTGTTTGATGCAGTTTTCCCTAACTACGCAAACGCAATCAATCCTAACTTACAAAACGAAAAAGTAAATTCGTTAGAGGTTGGTTATGGCTTTAACAACGGAAAGTTTAAGGCAGATATTAACGCTTACTCTACAGTATGGGGTAACCGATTTATTTCTCGTTCTTTAACAAACCAACAAGGTGTTGACGGCTTCGCTCAGTTCAACGACATTGACGTTGTACACAACGGTATTGAGTTTGAAGGTAGGTATTTTTATTCTCCTAAGACGTCTTTCAAAGGGATGTTATCTATTGGGGATTGGAGGTACACTAAAAACTTTGAGGCAGAGTTATTTGATGAAAATCAAAACCTTATCGGTAATGGTACTCTTTATACTAAAGGTGCTAAGGTAGGGGATGCTGCTCAGTTTACTATGAGTCTTCAAGCCGACCACAGAATTGGTGACTTTGCTAAGGTAGATTTAAACTACCGCTTTGTAGATGGTCTGTATGCTGATTATTCTATTACAGATTCAGATTTTACAAATCCAGACAACAAGGGTGCATTAAAACTCCCTTCTTATGGATTATTTGATTTGGGTGCTACTGTTTATTTTAGCCCAAGCTTTAGCTTACGCGCTAATATGAACAATGTATTTGATACTACTTACATTGCAGAGTCTAACTCTAATATTCACGCTACACAAGGCTCTAGTACTTGGAATGGTGTCGATGTTAGGAACTCAGTATGGTTCGGATTCGGACGTACTTGGAATGCTTCTTTGAAGTATCGATTCTAAAAACAGAAAGGGGAGCTTTAATCGGCTCCCTTTTTTTTAATATAACCACATTACTTCTTGTGGCTTATCTGGGTCTACATCTACATGTATAAATGTTTTCGCTACCCCTACTCTTCGAAAGTTGTATTTCATAAACAACCAAATCAAGTGAAAACGGTCCACGCTACTTTTTACAGATATATCTGCCGCGTAACCACGAAGATGACTCGAGTCTTTTTTACCACCAGCCATAAGGTTCTGGGACTTAGAACGATAGCCAGAATTTATTCTCATAGGCTTTCCGTATTCTTTCCTCACCTCATCAAGCATTTGAATAAGAGTTTCACACATGTGTTTCTCTCCACTTCCAGGCTCATCTGGGGAATCAAACTCTGAATACTTAAAATATTTAAAACTCATTTATTATTGTACTGCTCTTACTGCTGCTATAATATCTTCTTCTTTTACTTCCAGTTTGAAACTTAGGTTTGCATTCCATTGTTTTACAGGTTCGCTACCTTTATAAACAATAATAACAGGGACTGCTTGGATTTGTGATTTCACTTCATTGTTCTGGTCCTCTAAATAAGCAAACTTGTACTTGACACTTGATGGCAAGTCTGTTATTTTAAAATCATTAACCTTGTTCCATTTCGCGTTTATTTGTACGACAGTTATGTTTTGAGCCATTGCCCCAAAAAAAACTATCATCAACAGTGTTGTGAATATATTTCTCATTGTCTTTCGATTATTTCAAATAATTTACTTTCTATGCGATCTAGCTTTGCGCTATTTTCGTCCACTTTTTGCTTAGTATTCATGATAGTCTCACGAATAAGTTGGTCTTTTAAATCGTATTCAGCCCTCGTAATTGTAGGCTCTGGCAAGTCTTTAGCCACCTCGATTTCTTTCTGTAAGGCAAAATACATTGCAACTAAAGACACTACTCCCCCTACAACCATAATAATGGTTTTTAAATCTAAAGTTACTTCTGTTGTTTCACTTATCTTTGACATGGTTTATTTGTTTTTTCTTTTTAATGATTTAACTCGCCTTGGTTTACCCGCTGGCTGACCAATTCGTTTCTTTTGTGCAATCCTTGATTTTTTCTCTGATGCTGTCATCTCTGATGCAGTCTTTGGCGTCTTCTTTGAAACCCTCTTTTTGGGGCGACAATAAGGTGTCCCTCTTTTTTCTCCCTTTTTCCTTCCGCATGATTTACCTGTGCGGACATCTGTCCACTCTTCCTTAAACCATCTTTTAAGAGCTAGTCCTTTTTTCGTCTTTCTAACAGCCATTATTTTCTTTTTCTCTTAGTAGTCTTCTTCTTTTTACCTGTAGCGCCATTCTTCTTTTTACTTGCAGTACCCCAGTTTGATGCTCCTACTTTACGGCATTTAGCTATTGCTCCAGAGGCGTATGCTGAAGGAAACACTCTGTATCGTGATTTTACTTTATGGTAACATGCGTCTTTCTTACTCATATAAATGCTTGTTAAAACTCAAAATCATCTTCTCCAAACATAGATTCTCCTCCATCTCCAAACATAGATTCTCCTTCACCGAAAAATGATGATTCAGACTTAGATTTTTTCTTTTGTCTTCTTTTTTCTAAAGCTTCTGCTTTCTTTCTTTTTGTGTTGATTTCCTTAGCCTTTTCAATCTTCTCATTTGGCATACCTAAATTCCAGGTACTCCATCCTAATGCAAGTGCAATTCTCTGCCAAGCTTCGTTGTCTTTGTCAGAGGCTTCTTTAATACCTCTAGTCATTTGTATTACCTTGTCTAATGGAACATTAACACCAAAGGAAGTTAAACTCGCTACAATGTCATATCCTGGGTTGTCGATGTCATATCCAAGGTCATCGATGATTTCTTTATTATATTTGTAATTCTGATATGCGCCTTGATAAAGCGTTCTTGCTTTAATACCAATAGGAGCTGAAAGGTTCAATGCTTGTACCATTGTGTATGCGTGGTCGGCTTTAAATCCTTTTTTCTCTTGCTTAATAAACTCAAGGATTACGTTTTTAACTGTACTTACAATAGCTCCATAATAACCTGTACCTCTAATTAACGTGTCTATAGAGTTGTTTATTGTTCTAAGAACTTTTTCATCTTTAGTTTCTTCCTCCTCTTCATCATCTGGTGCGTCAAACAAAAAGGCAAACAAGGCTTGTTGCATAGCGGTAAACATTAAGTTTTGCGCTATACCGTAATAAGCTATCTTGCTTATGTTTGTTTTTAAATCACCACGACCATTTTTTATATCCATAATACCCTTTGCAATAAGTCTATAGTACTGCATCGGTGTATTTTGGAACGCAAGGAAGACACGGCCAATAGAGTTTGTCTGTTGCATCGATAATCTATCTGGACGAGCTGACTGCTGAGACTCTTCAGATATTTCTCTGAAATCTAAAAACGCCTGGTCTCTTGCTTCCTGTTCTGTTAACCCTTGCTTTAAGTAAGAGTTCTTTCTGTTTCTATAGAAAGATGCTCCACCAAAAGATATTGCAAAACTATCCCCTAACTGCGTTAGCGTGAATCCAGCTTTGAGTATCTTGTTGATTGCCCCTCTCATACCTTCAACTCCACCTTTACGAAGCTCGTTTGCAAGAACAGCAGCTTCTACTTCCGTTTTCAATCCTCCACGTCTTTGTTTCAAATAATCTGAATTAAAGATAAGCGCAAAGTCTTTAGCAAACTGACCTGTGTTAGCGAATGCCTTGGCCGCGGCAATAGGGTTATTGTCTGACCAGTTCATGTAGTTTATGTTTGATATAGTCTGAAGAACAGCAGAGCGTCTGTTAAGGAACATGGTAACAGCAACAGAGCCAGTAAGCCATTGTTGAAACCTGTTCATCTCTTTGTTCATCTTTTCAGGTATAGCCTTGCCCTTTTCCATCCTGTAT